AACCACCGATTCCGAATTATCTTGGCGAATGTTTTCTCAAGATCGCCACTCACCTTTCATATAAACCAAACTTTGTGAATTATATGTTCCGTGAGGATATGATTTCTGATGGAATTGAAAACTGTGTTCAGTACATTCATAACTTTGATCCAGAAAAGTCTAAGAATCCTTTCGCTTACTTCACTCAGATTATTCACTATGCATTCCTGAGAAGAATTCAAAAGGAAAAGAAGCAACTGGATATTAAGACCAAGATCATTGAACGCACTGGGTTTGATGAGGTTATGATGGTTGACGACAGCTTGCTTTCTGGTCATAGTAGTGAATACAACAGTATTAAAGATGCTATTCAATATAGAAATAAATAATGCTCCATAGTGTATAAATAATTATAACATTACGGAGCACTATGCCTAATCAATATAGTAAGGGTAGAGAAAATAGATTAAAGGCAATAGAAGAAGGTAAAAAAACTTATATTGGTTCTACTGCTTGTAAACATTGTGGTAGTTATGAGAAGTATGTCTCTACTTCTAGTTGTGCTCCTTGTTTAAAAAAGAAAGGTTTAGAAAAACTTAATAATGAAGAGTTGATGAAACCTTATAGAACAAAGGAAAAGAAACAACAATACTATGAAAATAATAGAGAATTAGTTAATTCCATCAAAAGAAAATATGCTAAATCTGAAAGAGGTAAAGCAGTAAATTGTGAACGATCTAGAAGATATCTCGCTAGAAAAAAACTTGGTATTCCAATAGACATTACTGAAAATGAATTGAGAGAAATACAAGAAATATATCAAGAAGCACAGTACTTGACTTTTACCACTGGAGTGCAGTATGATGTAGACCATATCATTCCGTTGTTTGAGGGTGGACTACATCACCCAGATAATCTCCAAATCATTACTCATGAAGAGCATCTTATGAAAACTGCAAAAGAAAATAGTAGGAGGCAGCAAAAGTGAAGGTGGGTTTAATTTGTGACACTCACTACGGTGCGAAAAAAGGATCTAAACATCTTCACGATTATTTTGAGACCTTTTATAAGAATGTATTTTTTCCTGCTCTTGAAGAATATAAGGTAGGAGCAGTCATTCATATGGGAGATGCCTTTGATAGTCGGAAGTCAATTGACTATCAAAGTCTCGAATGGGCAAAGAGGGTTGTATTTGACCCTCTTAAAAAATATGATGTTCATATGATTATTGGTAATCATGATACTTACTACAAGAATACCAATAGTGTAAACTCCCCTGGTCTTCTCCTTCAGACTTATTCTAATATAAAGACTTATAGCGACGCAACAGAAGTTAATATTGGTGGATTGAACATTTTATTTTTACCTTGGATTAATCAAGAAAATGAAGCAAAAACTCTTAAACTTATTGAAAAGACAACTAGCAAGTGTGCGATGGGGCACTTGGAGCTCCAAGGATTTAGAGTTAATCGACAACTCATCATGGAGCATGGTTTGGAGAGCGAACTATTTGAGAAGTTCGATAGGGTCTACTCGGGACACTATCACACTCGATCAAACAATGGAAAAGTCTTCTATCTAGGCAATCCTTATGAAATGTATTGGACGGATGTAAACGATACTCGGGGATTTCATATTTTTGATACCGAAACTCTAGAGCATACTCCAATCAACAATCCTTATAAATTATTCTATAACATTTATTATGAGGATACTCCGTATCAAATATTTGATACAACTGAATATGAAAACAAAATTGTAAAGGTGATTGTCCGCAAAAAATCCAAACCAAAAGATTTTGAGAAGTTTATTGATAAACTTTACACTGCGGGAATCCAAGATCTCAAAATCGTAGAAAATTTTGAAATTCAAGAGAACGAAGATTTTGAGATTGATGAAGAAGAAAATACAATGTCTATTCTAAATCGCTATATTGACGAAGCAGAATTTGAATTTGATAAGAATGTTATCAAAGGTATTTTTCAAGATCTTTATCGACAAGCTTGCGAGGTAGAATAAATGTTTCTTCTCACTCTCAAAGATAGAAAGGACGATGGTGCCTATGCCGTTCAAGATCAATATGGGCATAAAGTCTTATTTCTCTTTGAAGAAGAAGACGATGCTACTCGTTATGCATTGATGCTTGAAGACCAAGAAGATCAAGAAATGGATGTTGTTGAAGTTGACGAAGACCTTGCAATCAAGACTTGCAAGATGTATAATTACAAGTATGCTGTGATCACTCCTGACGATATCGTAATTCCTCCTAAAAATGTTAGTATTTCACAAGATTAAATGGAAAAACTTTCTCTCCACGGGAAATCAGTGGACTGAAGTTGATTTTGAAAAAAACAATACCAATTTGATTATCGGAACAAATGGTGCAGGTAAATCCACAATCCTGGATGCACTTACTTTTGTTCTTTTCAATAAACCATTTAGAAAAATTAATAAACCTCAACTGGTCAACACAACTAACGAAAAGGATTGTCTGGTTGAAATTGAGTTTTCTGCGAATAACCGTGATTATCTTGTTCGTCGCGGTATCAAACCAAATGTTTTTGATATTGAAGTAAATGGTCAATCTCTGCATAAGGAAGCAGATGACCGTGCGAATCAGAGAATTCTGGAAGAGAATATTCTTAAGGTAAACTACAAGTCTTTTACTCAGATTGTGATTCTGGGTAGCAGCACCTTTGTGCCGTTTATGCAACTCCCAACGGCACATCGTCGGGAAGTGATTGAAGACCTTTTGGATATTCGTATTTTTTCTGCGATGAATAATCTCATCAAGGATAGAATTCGCACACAGAAAGACCAAGTGAAATCTCTTGAGTTGCGTAAAGAGAATTTGAAAGAGAAGATGAAGATGCAGCAAAACTTCATCGAAGAACTTGAGAATCGTGGAAATGCCAATATAAATGTCAATAAAGAAAAGATTGCCAACCTAGACAAAGAAGTTGGCATTTATATGATTGAAAATGCTAAGACCGAGGAAGGCATTATTCAATATACAAAGGAGCAGGAAGAAGTTGTTGGTGCTGGTGATAAGTTAGTAAAACTAAACAACCTTAAAGGTAAAATCTCCCAGAAAGTATCTGTCATTACGAAAGAGCATAAGTTTTTCACTGAGAATACGGTATGCCCCACTTGTACTCAGACAATTGAGGAAGAGTTTCGGTTAAATAGAATTACAGACGCTCAAAATAAAGCAAAGGAACTCAAGAAGGGTTATGAAGACCTGGAAGAGACCATAAAGATAGAACAAGAACGAGAGCGTCAATTCATTGCTCTATCTAAGGAGATTACAAAACTCAACCATGAGATTTCTCAAAACAATACTCGGATTTCCCTTAATCAAAGACAAATCCGAGATCTTGAAACTGAAATTCAAACAATTACCGAGCAACTTAAAAACAGAAATACTGAGCATGAGAAACTAGAAGAATTCAAAGAAAATCTCCAAAAAACATTCGAAGACCTCTCAAAGAAAAAAGAAGAAATCGTTTATTACGATTTTGCCTATTCCTTACTCAAGGATGATGGTGTAAAAACGAAGATTATTAAAAAGTATCTTCCGTTCATAAACCAGCAGGTGAATCGCTATCTTCAGATGATGGATTTTTACATTAATTTTGAATTGGATTCAGAATTTAATGAAAGTGTTAAGTCTCCTATTCACGAAGATTTCTCATACTCTTCATTTTCTGAAGGTGAAAAGGCAAGAATTGATTTGAGTTTGCTGTTTGCTTGGCGTGAAGTTGCAAGAGTCAAAAACTCCGTAAATTGTAATATTCTTTTATTTGATGAAGTTTTTGACTCTTCTCTTGATGGTTTTGGTGCCGATGAATTTTTAAAAATTATTAGATATGTAGTTAAAGATACTAATGTTTTTGTAATTTCTCATAAAACAGATCTTCAAGATAAGTTTGATTCCACTATTAAATTTGAGAAGAAAAGTGGGTTTTCATATAAAACTGAACTTTAGTATTTTATAAATAATTATAGTTCAGTTCTCATTTAGTTCAGTGTATAGTCTTTATTGCATTGAGAATAAAATTACAGGGCAAAAATACATCGGTATAACTTCTCTTAAACCAGAAGAAAGGTGGAAAAAACATCAGTATGCATATAAAACTGAAAAAAAGAAAAATGACTGTCCCAAATTTTATAATTCTATTAGAAAATATGGGATTGAAAATTTTGAACTATCTATTTTGGAACAAAGTGAAGATGCTTCTTATATTGAAAACTTAGAAATAAAATATATTTCTGAAAATTCTAATTTACTAAATGTTTCTCCTGGTGGTGGAGGAATGACTATACATTCGGGTTGGAAACATTCTCTAGAAACCATAGAAAAATTAAAAGAAAAAACACCACCTATGTTGGGTAAAAAACATTCTCAAGAAACTATTGAGAAAATGAAAGGTGATCCTAGAAGAAAAAATTCTGGAGAAAAAAATGGAATGTATGGAAAAACTCATAATGATGAGTTTAAAAAGAATATGAGTTTAAAAATGAGTGAAAATAATCCTATGAAAGGTAAAACTCATTCTCCAGAGACAAAGGAAAAAATAAGGCAGGCAGCACTAAACAGACATAGAAATAAGACACTTTCTCAACTGGACTCCTTGACTTCTGAAAGTATAGATAGTAATGTGTCCTCACAAGCACAAGACTAATGAACACTCCAAATTGGCAACATCACAGCAAAAAGGAGCAGAAGCGTAAACTGAAACCGCAAGCACTCCGACAAGCAAAGGCAAGACGCCAAGCACTCAAGAAGCGTCTCCAGCACGGGGACGCTTCTTATTTTATAAATATTTGAAAAAGCATTTAATAAAATGGCGGAAAGACCTGCACGAAGAAGAAAACCATCAAAGTCTGTTGAACAATTGAAGGCAGAAATTAATGATAGAGAAACAGCAGCGGCCAAAAGAAGGGAGGAAAGAAAGGCATCTAAAAAATCATTAAGTCCTGCTGAAAAATACGAACAAGAAAAAGCAGCAAGAGCAAAAAAAGGTTCATCTGGATATAGTTATTCCCAACATTTGATGGGTGGAAGCGGATCGTCTTCTAGTTTTAATCCTCGTTCAGTTCGTGAAGAAGTTCTTTCATATCTTCTTGATGAGGGTTTTGCATCTGATGAGAAATCTGCAGAAGCAATCATGGGTGCAATGAGTGAAGAGTGGAAGCAGAGTATTGTTGAAGCTAGTGAAGAAGATAAAGCGAGATTACGAAATTATGAGATAAGGTATTATCAAAAACACGGAGGAATGCCCGCTGACCCAGAAAAAAGAAAGCAACTACGGGATGCTGCTCGTAACCTTCCACCTGCTTGAGACCACTTTCCAAACTGGCACATAAGAGGGTTTCACCACCCTCTTTTTTTGTATAATGACTTCATACGCAACAAATCTATGATCGTCCGCCACGAAATCAAGTCTCAACTCGCCAAACTTCTTGCTACTGAAGACCTTGTGGTTGAGCACAAGAAAGTAGAGACTGCCTGCTTTAACGTCCATACTCGTGTGCTGACTCTGCCGATGTGGGAGAAGGCAAGCAACACCGTGTATGACCTTCTGGTGGGTCACGAGGTGGGTCACGCTCTCTATACGCCTGATGAGGATTGGTTGAAGGAACACAAGATTCCACCACAGTTTGTGAATGTGGTTGAGGATGCTCGCATTGAGAAACTGATGAAGCGTCGTTATGCTGGTCTCGCCAAGACCTTCTATAATGGTTACAAGGAACTTGCTGATGATGACTTCTTCCAAATCAAAGATGATAATGTAGAAACTTATAACCTTGCCGACCGTGCAAACCTGTGGTTCAAGATTGGTAACTATGTAGATATTCCTGTTGAGCGTGGTGAAGAAACTGAAATCATCAATCTGATTGCTGATACTGAGACCTTTGCCGATGTTCTGATTGCCGCAGAGGCACTCTATAAGTATTGTAAGCAGAAGCAACAGGAAGAAACAAAGACTTCTCTGGACAATCTTGAGTCGCAGCAGAGCGGTGCTGATAATCAACCTGCTTCTGACTTTACTGACCAGGAGCAAGGTGAAAGTGAGCAACCTGAGTCTGAAGGTTCTGAGGGTTCCCCTTCTTCTGAAGAGAATTCTGAGCAGAAACCTCAACAGCAACCCACGAATGATGGTGGTGAGAAGAATGAAGAACCCGAAGTCAAGACTATGGACTCTCTGGAAGAGGCACTGAAAGAACTTGTGGGTAATGATTCTTCTGAGAATGTTTACCTTGAACTGCCTCAACTTGACTTGGATAAGGTGATTGTTCCAAATGAAGAAATTCATTCTAAGTGCAAGACCAGTTGGGAACTTTTCCTTTCGGAGCGTGAGTACAAGTATGAAGATATCTTTGGTGAAGTTGATAAGCAGTATGTGGAATTCAAGCGTTCTGCTCAGAAGGAAGTCAACTATCTGGTGAAAGAGTTTGAGTGCCGCAAGGCAGCAGATTCTTATGCCCGTGCATCAACTGCCCGTACTGGTGTTCTGGACTGCTCTAAACTGCATACCTACAAGTACAACGAAGATATCTTTCGGAAAGTTACTACTCTTGCTGACGGCAAGAACCACGGTCTGGTGTTCGTTCTGGACTGGTCTGGTTCGATGTCCAATGTGATGCTGGATACCGTCAAGCAACTCTTCAACCTGATTTGGTTCTGTAAGAAAGTTGCGATTCCGTTTGAGGTTTATGCCTTCACTACCGATTATCCTCTAGTAAAGTATGATGAGAATGGTAAGGCAAACATTCGTGAACTTGCCTATAAGAAGAAAGACGGTCTGGTTCAGGTTGGTGAATGGTTCTCTATGATGAATCTTCTCACCAGCAAAGTGAATGCGAACACTCTGGAGGAGCAGATGAAGAATATCTTCCGTCTTGCTAAGTCCTTCTGTTACAATTCTCACTGCTACTATGCTGCTCCTCTTGGAATGGGTCTTTCGGGCACTCCCCTGAATGAGGCACTGATTTCTCTTCATCAAATTCTGCCTAAGTTCCAGAAGGAGAATAAACTGCAGAAAGTTCAGTGTGTGGTTCTGACTGATGGTGAGGGATGCCTTGTGAAATACCATCGTGAGGTTCAACGCCGCTGGGAGGATGAACCTTTTATGGGCACCGCTCACATTGGTTTCAATGCCTTTCTTCGTGACCGTAAGACTGGAATGACTTATTCTTGTGACTCTGAGAAGCAAGAATTCACTGAGGTTCTTCTTCACAATCTGCGGGACAAGTTTACTGATATTAACTTTATCGGTATTCGTGTTCTTGAATCCCGCGATGCTGGTCATTTTATTCGCCGTTATTGTGGATATTATGGTTCGGAATATGATAAGGTGATGAATTCTTGGAAGAAAGAGAAGGCATTTACCCTCAAGAACTCTGGGTATCATTCCTATTTCGGTCTGTCTGCTAGCACTCTTTCTCAGGATTCTGATTTTTCTGTTGCCGACGATGCAACAAAGGCACAAATCAAATCTGCATTTGTGAAGAGTCTCAAAACTAAAAAGATGAACAAGAAAATTCTGGGTGAGTTTGTAGAATTGGTCGCCTGATAAATAAAATTATAAACGTATAAAAAATAAAAATGAATTCGCAACAAGTATCGGACTTAAAACTTCTTTATAATGCGGTGTATGATGAAAATCTTAGAGAGCAAGCGGAAGAATATAACAACACTGTTTTTGATGAGGACATTGTAGAAGTTGCAACAGAGTACTTTTACACTTATGGATTAAACGAAGATGGTATTGACATTTTAATTGAAAAAGTCGGATTAGAAAATTTTGTAGAATTTGTTTATGGTCTTTCTGAAGACCTAACAGTTATTACTGAAGCAAGAGCAGCAAAAAGAAGAAAAGGTGGAGAATCTTATGAGGATGTAAAAGCAAAAATTGATGCTAAAGAAGCAGCAAAGAAAAAAGCAAAAAAAGCAGCACAAGAAAGAACTGAAACTGAAAGAAAAGAACCAGAATCAAAAGGTGCTGATACTGAAGCAAAGGTGCAACAATCAAAGAAAAGACCAATTCGTGATGCTATTGCAAGACAAGTTCTTGCTGGTATGGAGAGACATCGTAAAGCAATGCAACTTGCTAAAGAAACTGGTAAGACAGTTGCAAAGGCAGCAGCAGTTACCCATGAAGCAGGTCGTCGTGCTGGAGAACATGTTAAAAAGCATGGATTAAAATCTCTTGCAAATGAAGAGATTGAAGGAGATCTTTTTGATTATCTTCTTGAATATTTGGTTGCTGAAGGTTATGCGGAAACAAATGAGAATGCCATAAAGATTATGGCAAATATGAGTGAAGAGTGGAAGCAAAGTATTGTTGAAGCAATTGATATGACAAAAACTGATGCTTATAAAAATGCACAAACAAAGGCAGCAACTAAGTTTTATACTACACCAATAAAACCATTACCTCCTTATCAAGCAAGAACTCCTCGTTTTCCAGCATTAACTGTTCCTGATTTCGATTTAGGAACTAATAAACCAAAATCTCCATCAGTTCGTAGAGATGATGGTAGAACTGAAAGACCAGTTCCTCCTAGAACTGAAAGACCAGTTGCACCAAGACAAAAAGGAACTGAAAGTCAAAAACCAAAACCACAAGTAACACCTGCTCAACCAAAACCTGAAGCAACTCCATACAAAGGTCCTGGATATAAGAAAGATACTTCAATTCAAGACATGATTGATAGATCTAAAGAAAGACAACAGGAACCAAAAGCACAAGCACCAAAAGCACAAGCACCAAGACAACCAATTTCTGCTGGTGCTGCTGGTGCTGAAGGTGTAAAGTTTGTAGAAAGAGGATCAAGTTCTGCTGCTGGGTCTCCTGCTAAACCTATTCGTGATAGAATGGTTGGACTATCTCCTAGAGAAAGGGCACAGATGAAAAAATAAATCCACTTTCTAAACTGTCCACTGGGCACCGTCAGGTGCCCTTTTTTATGTGTATAATATGAGAGTTCAAATGAAACACCTAACTACATTATGTCTCGCAAGTCCTCCGTGAACGACGCCCAACTGATTGAATCCATCAAAGAACTGTACGGTTCTGAAATTACTTCTGGTGATCTTAGGGGTTTTTGTGCCTCTCGTGGTCTGAATATTCAGACTGTGACTCGCCGCCTGGAAAACTACAAGACTGGTCGTGGGCGTTGGAATCTAGAAGTGACTCAAGAACGTGTTGAAGAGATTGAGCGTTCTTATCAAGCACCTGCTGCTCTCCCCGCTGTGGAACAAAACCTTATTCCTGATAAAGATGATACCTTCGTCAAGTTTGGTAATTTTAACGATATCAAAAAAATTGTTCAGTCCCGTCTCTTTTACCCTACGTTCATTACGGGTCTTTCGGGTAACGGTAAAACGTTCTCGGTGGAGCAAGCGTGTGCTCAACTTAAGCGTGAAATGATTCGCGTGAACATCACGATTGAGACTGATGAAGACGACCTTATCGGTGGTTTTCGTCTTGTGAATGGTGAGACTGTTTGGCACAATGGTCCCGTGATTGAGGCACTGGAGCGTGGTGCAATCCTGCTTCTGGATGAGATTGACCTTGCTTCCAACAAGATTCTGTGCCTGCAATCTGTTCTGGAAGGTAAGGGTGTCTTCCTGAAGAAAATCGGTCGGTTCGTGAAACCCTCCGCTGGTTTCAATGTGTTCGCCACCGCCAACACCAAGGGTAAGGGTTCTGATGACGGTCGCTTTATCGGCACCAATGTGCTGAATGAGGCATTCCTTGAGCGTTTCCCTGTGACCTTTGAGCAGTCTTATCCCGCTCCTACCACTGAGCAGAAGATTCTGGAAGGCATCGCTCTGGACTTGGGTGTGGAAGACCGCGACTTCTGCAAACGGTTGGTTGATTGGGCGGATATCATCCGGAAAACGTTTTATGATGGTGGTATTGAGGAAATCATCAGTACCCGCCGCCTGACTCACATTATCCGTGCCTACAGCATTTTCCAAGACAAGGCAAAGGCAATCCAAGTGTGTGTGAACCGCTTTGATGACGAAACCAAACAAGCATTCCTTGAACTCTATGATAAAGTGGATGCTGATTTCAAAATGCCTTCTACTGGTCCCGAATACATTGACCAACCTGCCCAGTTCTGATATAATTGGGGGAGGTAAAAATGTGCCTTCCCTTTATGAGTGATTCAACCTTTACTATTACTATGACTGAAAACACAAATCATCTCTGGAAATACAACGAAGATAAAATTCTCAAGGATGTTGAAGATTATGTGACTAGCACTTATCACGGACACTACTGTGGTGATGAGGATGGTTATGCTGATATTCAAACTATTGACCTGATGGCAGCAAAGAAACTGGCAGCAGGTTTCTGTCAAGCAAACATCTTGAAGTATGGTAGTCGTTATGGTGACAAGGATGGTCGCAATAAACGTGATTTGATGAAAGTCATTCACTATGCTATGCTTCTGCTTCACTTTGATGGGCATTATTCCCGTAAAGATAATGGTCTGACTGAATTCCGTTGATTATGAAACTCCAAAACAAAACTATGAAACTCTCTGACAATACCCTGACTATTCTCAAGAACTTTGCTGGAATCAATAATTCCATTCTTGTGAAGCAGGGCAATAAACTTCGCACTATTTCTGTAGCAAAAAACATTCTTGCCGAAGCAGATATTACTGAGGAGTTTCCCCGCAATTTTGCCATTTATGATCTGAATCAGTTCTTGAATGGTCTGAGTCTTCACAATGATCCTGATCTGGATTTCAAAGAAGATTCTTATCTGAGCATCAAAGAAGGTAAACGTCGTGTGAAGTATTTCTTTGCAGATCCAAATGTAATTATTTCTCCTCCCGATAAAGACATTCAACTTCCTTCTCAAGATGTTTGCTTTCAATTGGATAGCACTTCACTAGAGAAATTGGTCAAAGCAGCAGCAGTTTATCAACTTCCTGATCTTTCTGCGATTGGTGAGGCAGGTGTGATCAAACTGGTGGTGCGCGATAAGAAGAATGATACTTCTAACGAATATGCTATCGTCGTTGGTGAGACTGATGAAGAGTTTGTTTTTAACTTCAAGGTAGAAAACATCAAGATTATTCCTGGTGCTTATGACGTGGTTGTCTCTTCTAAACTTTTGTCTCAGTTTACAAATACCAAGTACAATCTGACTTATTATATTGCTCTGGAACCTGATTCTACTTTTAATTGATGGAATTTCTTCTTTATCTTTCTACTCAACAAATGGATGTCTATAAACTGATATCTAAAAAAGTTAGAGTAGTTGAAAATGCTCCTATTTGCCGAAAGTATGACATCTTTGGATTTTACAGTTCTGAGCAAAAAGTTTTAACAATGTGTACGGAAACAATAAAAAAATTTCCAAACTTATATGTTAACACTAATGAAACTTTGATGCATGAATCTGTTCATGTTGCTCAGTCTTGTAAATCAGGGTTTGCCTTTTTAGACCCCTTTCGTATTAGTTCTTCTCTGATGTCCCTAAGTTATCAAAAAGAAAATGATTTGAAGAAAGTTATTGCTTTTGATCCAAGACTCAAAGATGCTGACAGAGAAGCATTTTGGATGGAAGATAAACCAGAAAAAGTAAAATATGTTGTTCAAAAGTATTGCTTCTGATGAATATTTTCGTTACTTCTCCTTGGCCTGCTGAAAGTGCTATTTGTCTTCCTGATAAGCACATTGTCAAGATGCCCTTGGAATGCTGTCAAATGCTTTCTATTGTGGCATCTAAAAAATGGGGGCACGGTTATGGTCCTTTGTACAAGACTGATAACACTCCTTATAAAACCGAAAAGGGTGCGTTTCGCAACCATCCTTGTACCAAATGGGCAATGGAAAGTATCCATAATGCTTATTGGTTGATTAAGCACGGTTTGAACTTGTGTGATGAGTACACTTTACGTTATAATAAAGTGCATTGCTGTTACAATACCCTTGTAACTGCCTACTACCTTTTTCCCAAAGGGAAGATTACTGAAGTGACTCCTTTTGCCCGTGCTATGCCAGATGAGTATAAACTTGACGACAGCATTGACACTTTTACTGCTTATAAGATGTACATTGCATCCAAACCTTGGGTTGCATCTAATTATCTTCGTATGCCGTCAAGACGACCCTCTTGGGTAGCATAAATACTAATGCCTGGTTTGTTCGCACTTTTCAGGTGGGAGAGTAGAAATGCTCTCCCTTATAAATAGTAATGCGAACAAACAACAGAGCAGAAATGTATTACACTTACGCTTATTTGCGTGAAGATGGAACTCCTTACTATATTGGTAAGGGTAAAGGAGACCGTGCATATAGAAAAGTTGGAAAACCTTGTGCTACCCCAAAAGATAAAAGTAAAATAATACGACTCAAAACAAATCTTACAGAAGAAGAAGCATTCAAGCACGAAATCTATATGATTTCTGTCTTTGGTAGAAAGGATTTAGGAACTGGTATTTTACTAAACAAATCTGATGGTGGCGAAGGTAGAAGTGGGTATATTCCAACAGAAGAACTAAAAAGAAATCAAAGTGAAAAAATGAAAGGAGAGAATAATCCTCTCTATGGTAAAAGAGGTAAAGACAGTCCTCGTTATGGTAAAAAACACACACAAGAAACAAAGGATAAAATAAGAAAATCATTACAAGGTAATGTAATTTCTCAAAAATGTAGGGAAGTTGTTAGTGAAAAAAATAAAGTAAATCAACTTGGAGAAAAAAACAGTTTTTATGGGAGAACGCACACGGAAGAAAGCAGAAGAAAAATGAGGGAAGCGGCAAAGCGAAGAAAAGAAAAAGGTTCTTGATTTTCGTTGATTGACGTGTTAAACTAAACCTGATTGGATTTTATTAAATTATGGAAATTACTGATACTAAACCATTCTTGTGGGTGGAAAAGTGGGCACCAGAATCTGTTGATGATTTGATTCTTACTAAAAGTGTAAAGGAGTTTTTCACTAATGTAGTAAGTGAGGGGCAACTGAATCAAAATCTTATCTTACAAGGTTCTCAGGGTTGTGGTAAAACTCAAACTATTAAAACTCTCTGTAAGATTACAAAACAGGATGTTTTGTTTTTGAATGGTTCTTCTGAGGGTAGATATTTGGATACTATTCGCAATCAAGTCATTAATTTTGGAACTACTGTTTCTATGTTTAATGATAAGAAAAAAGTAGTATTCTTTGATGAGTTTGATGGGACAACTAATGATGTGATGCTTTGTCTTCGTGGAGTGATTGAGCAACTTCACAATAATGTATGCTTTATTTTTACATGCAATAATCTTAATAAAATTATTGAACCAATTCAATCAAGGTGTGTTGTTCTTAAATATACTCCTATTCCAAAGAATGAAAGACCTGAGTTGATGGTATCTATTTTCAATAGAATGTCTCACATTCTTGACGAGGAAAATATTGAATATGATAAAAAAGTTGTAGCAGAACTTATCAAAAACTATTTTCCAGATACAAGGCAACTCCTCAATACTCTTCAAAGGTATTCTACGGGAGGTAAAATTGACTCTGGTATTCTTGCAACTTTTTCTGATGTATCTGTAAATGAACTTATCAAATCCCTCAAAGACAAAAATTTCACAGAAGTTCGTAAGTGGGTGGTCTCCAACCTTGACAACGATGCTCATGTTCTACTTCGCAGGGTTTATGACGCCGCTTATGATTACCTTACACCCGCGACTATCCCTGCTGCCGTTCTTGTTATTGCTAAGTATCAATACCAATGTGCGTTCGTGGCTGACCAAGAAATAAATCTTCTTGCTGCTCTTACTGAAATTATGGTGGAGTGTGAATTCAAATGAATTTTTATAAAATTGATTATAAAAGTCTAAAAGAAGACAAGATCAAGACCACTCCAGATAATGTTAGAGAAGCAAACGAAGCATTATTTCGCGCACAGATGACTCTTCCCGCTGCTGCAAAGCACTGTGGTATGACGCAGAAAGAAATGAAAATGACTTTCCTTGAATATTTGAAGTACCATCCCACTGATTATGAATTCTAATTTTCAAAAACTGACAAAAAAACAACAAGATAGACTTGTTGATTATGCACATATTGTTTTTACAGATTTAAATGCTCAAAGTGAAAACTGGAAAAAATACAGAGACAATAGACATTGTGTTCGAGCAATCACTCATGGAAACTATGATAGGATTCACACACTCTCAGTTCCTTCTGGATTGATCAGTCAAAATGCATTAGAAGAAAAGAGAAAAAATAAAAAATTTATACCAACAAAGGATCACTGCTATAGACCTCAGTTCATGATTCAAATGTTCATGGATAAACCTGATGTATTTTTGACTAACTTTGAAGTATTTTTAGATTATATTATCATTGCTGCTACTACTATTCTTATTACTGCAGATGAAAATGAAAAACTGAAAAATTTTACTAAAAATAAAAATGGTAAAATAACCATTAAAGTTCCAACTGATAAAATTTATAAAGAGGCAAATATTCCTCTTTTTGAATATACTGGTGGTGTAGGTTGGTGGAAAAAAGATTTGAAACCCGCTAGCAATTATTTAATTACACCAAAATCCTATCTTGAATATGAAGAGGCGTTTTTGGAATGAGTTTACTTTCGGAAGAAAAATCTATTTGGGCTGCAAATCAATTTATAGAATATTATTCTAAGTTTAATCGAATTGATGATTATCTTAGGTATGTAAAATCAAGTAGAATGTCAAATTCTTCAGGAAAACTTTTTGGCCCTGAAGATGAGATATTCTCTAACTTTGAGGTGCATCCAAATGATATGTCATTTTCGATTCATGAAGTTGATACAAGTAATAAACCAAAATCAAAGTATAATCAAGATTTATATTCTGAGATTTTGAATATAACTGCATCAAATGCTATCGAAGAAGCAATTCCAGGTAGAACAATTAAATGGGTAGTTACTGAAGACACAACCAAAAAAGTCGTTGGGGTTATTAGGTTTGGATCTCCAACAATTAACTCAAAACCAAGAAATGAATATTTTGGCGAAGTTCTTCCACTGTCGGTGATTAATAATGAATTTGTAATGGGATTTAATATTGTCCCAGTACAACCGTTTGGATATAATTATCTTGGTGGGAAATTACTTGCTCTTTTAGCATCTTCTAATAAGTTGAAAAGAGATTTTGATAAGAAGTATGGAACAGATCTAAAATACTTTGAAACAACTTCATTGTATGGAACTACAAAAGGTGTATCAATGTATGATGGGTTAAAACCATACATTAGACACATTGGAGATACTGAAAGTAAATTTCTACCATTGTTCCATGATGATTACTTTAGAGATTTATTCTGGTGGTTTAATAACAATGCCAATGGTGGGGAAAGATTAATCTCTGCAGATAAGTCTTCAAAGAAATTAAAAATACAAACTAAAATGATTTCAATTATTCGTAATTCTTTGAAAGACAAAGATAAGTTGAAAGAGTTTAATGAATGTATAGAACATGCCAAATCTTTGACAGAAAAAAAACGGTATTATATTTCAAAGTTTGGATATGAACCAGAAGAAGTTATTGACTGGTGGAAAAAGAAAGCGACCAAACGATATGAAAAACTAAAAATTGAAGATAATTTAAGAACTGAACTTGAATTATGGAAACTTGGATCTAATTTGGAAATTATTCGATGACTATTGAATTAAAAGATTGGTTAAACTCGATCAATCAGACGAAGCAACACCTGATTGATGAAGACCCTTCGCTTGAGAAGGAATATGTCCCTTATATTATCAATCGCTGCCTCTCGGGGCACATTGATTGTATTATGTTTGCGAATGAAATGAATCGATATCATTTCCTCCCAAAAAAGATGCAATATGACTTTTTTATAAATAGTCTGAGGAAAAAGAAGAGATTTTCTCCCTGGCTCCGTCAAGATAAAATCAAAGACCTTGATTATGTCAAACGTTATTATGGATATAGTAATGAGAAGGCAAAACAAGCTTTGAGGATTCTTACCAAAGAACAACTAACATTTATAAAATCGAAATTTGAAACTGGAGGAACAAAATGAGTGTCGTTCAAGAACCTGAAGTGAAGTGGACGCCCGACCAAATGGTGGAAGTGATCCTTAATGAACCTGATGATTTTCTTAAGGTTCGTGAGACTTTGACCCGCATCGGAGTTGCTTCAAGAAAAGAAAAGAAAATCTATCAATCTTGCCATATTTTACATAAGCAAGGTAGATATTATCTTGTTCACTTTAAGGAACTGTTTGCTTTGGACGGCAAACACGCAAACCTGACCGTAAATGACGTTCAACGTCGCAATCGTATTGCCCAACTTCTTGCCGATTGGGGACTTATTGAGATTGTTGATGTTAAAAAGATTCAAGATATTGCTCCACTGAATCAAATCAAGGTTCTTTCTTATAAGGACAAGGGTGATTGGATTCTAGAAACCAAGTATAATATTGGTGCTAAAAAGAAAAAGGTAGAGGATGCCGAATAAAAAAGAGCGGGTTTTGCACCCGCCTTTTTTGTAAGAAGTATTATAATTATATACGGATGCCGAAAGGGTCCACAAAACACAAACTCGCTTTTAAAGGAGCTACCATAATGACTAACCTTACAAGGTATACTGCTGCGGATCTTCCTGCCTTAATGGAAAGAATTACGCGCAATAGCATTGGAATGGACGAATATTTTGATCGTTTATTTAATCTTCATGA